GACGAGTTTAAAACCTGCAGACTCCATTTTCTAAAGTACCTTGATGGAAATTCAGCTTGGAGACAAGCAGGATGAAATGAATAGCCACAGGCTCACCGAGGCGGGAGAACCGCCCTTAAGGTGGTAGAAGGGTTCCCAATGCTGCTGAAAAGCCCACACAGGCCAAGCCGTCGGGAAAGAATGGCCCTTTAGGAAAGGATGAAAAGAAATGAAAACAAAACTGTACATTGCCTACGGGAGCAACATGGATGAAAAACAGATGGCTTTCAGATGTCCTGGGGCAAAGCTAAAAGGTGTATCAGAGATTGAAGGTCACAGGCTTATCTTCAAAGGCTCAAAGACAGGCGCCTATGCCACCATTGAAAAAGAAGAAGGGCATAAGGTGCCGGTGGTGGTTTGGGAGATTGAACCGACAGACGAACATAGCCTTGATCGGTATGAAGGCTTCCCGACATTCTATTACAAAGAATGGATGGAGTTAGATTTTAATGGTGAGAAGGTTCAAGGGATGGTCTACATGATGGATCAAGACAGGAAACTAGGACAGCCAAGCCACCACTATTTCAAAACCCTCGAAGATGCCTATGAGAGATTTGGCTTTGATAAAGCCATCTTAGAAAAAGCACTTGAGGATTCTTCGGTAGAGGGGGATGAAGATGTTTATTAGAAAAGAAATCCTAGAGAAACTAAGAAAAGAATATTCACCTGGAACAAGGGTGGAACTGATTCGAATGGAAGATATTCAAGCACCGCCAACAGGAACCAGGGGAACGGTAATCGGAGCGGATGATATCGGAAGCATCATGGTTTCCTGGGACAATGGAAGTAGCCTTAGTGTGGTATATGGTGAGGACAGCTGCAGAAAATTAGAAGATTAAAACACAGATTTAAGCCAAGTGAAAGACTTCTTCGGAGGTCTTTTTTCTTGCTTTTAGCCAATGAGAGGAGGTGGGACTTATGGCACAGAGAGGAAGAAAACCCAAACCGACAGCATTAAAAGAACTAGAAGGGAATCCTGGGAAACGTGCACTCAACGATAAAGAACCAAAGCCGCCAAAGAAAGCTCCCAGATGTCCTTCATGGTTGGAGCAGGAAGCAAAGAAAGAATGGAGACGAATGGGGAAGCTTCTTGAGCAGATGGGAATCCTGACAGAAATGGACATGGCCGCTTTTGCGGGTTACTGTCAGGCATACGCTAGATGGAAGGAAGCGGAGGAGTTTATCACCCAGCATGGAACCATGATCAGAACCCCTAATGGTTATTTGCAACAGGTGCCGCAGGTTTCCATCGCGCAAACCAATCTGAAAATCATGCTCAAGTTCTGTGAGCAGTTTGGACTGACACCATCTGCAAGAAGCAGAATTGTCGCAGGTGAAGGTACTGTGGATCCCGCAGATGAGATGGAGAAGATTCTAGGAGGTGGTGCGTAATGGCCTATAAATACACACCGTCACCCTTTATGCTGGAAACCTCCCATTATGATAAAGCAAAGGCAGATAGGGCAGTTGCCTTTATTGAAAACCTAAGACACACCAAGGGGAAATGGGCAGGGAAGAAGTTTCTTCTGCTACCTTGGCAGGAACAGATCATTCGTGACTTGTTTGGCATCGTTGGAGAAAATGGGAAGCGTCAGTTCCTGACAGCCTATGTTGAGATACCTAAGAAACAGGGAAAGTCTGAACTGGCAGCTGCCATTGCACTATATCTTCTTTATGCAGACAATGAACCCAGTGCAGAGGTGTATGGTGCGGCCTGCGATAGATCCCAGGCATCCATAGTATTTGATGTGGCAAAGCAGATGGTACAGATGACACCAGCGTTACTGAAGCGGTCAAAGATTACAGCTGCAACCAAACGAATCGTCAATTATTCCAATGCAGGGTTCTATCAGGTATTATCGGCTGAGACGGGAACCAAACATGGACTCAATGTATCGGGTCTTGTGTTTGACGAGATTCATGCACAGCCCAACAGAAAACTCTATGATGTATTGACAAAAGGTTCCGGGGATGCCAGAGAGCAACCCTTGTTTTTTATCATCACCACTGCAGGAACCGATAAAAATAGCATCTGCTATGAGCTCCACAGTAAAGCCCTGGATATAAAGGCCGGTCGAAAGAAAGACCATACCTTCTACCCAGTGGTATATGGACTGACAGAAGCAGATGATTGGAATGATGAAGGCAACTGGTATAAAGCGAATCCTTCGCTGGGTCATACCATTTCCATAGATCGGGTGAGAGAAGCTTACAAAAACGCTCTTGAAAACCCTGCGGAAGAGAATGTGTTTAAACAGCTCAGACTCAATATCTGGACTTCAGCGACAGTGTGCTGGATACCAGATCACATTTATGATCGAGGAAATCTACCGATTGATATGGAGTCACTGCAAGGCCGTGAATGCTACGGGGGACTAGACCTTTCCAGTACATCGGATATCACAGCCTTTGTCCTTGTGTTTCCACCAAAGGCAGAGGATGAAAAGTATATCGTACTGCCGTTCTTCTGGTTACCGGAGGATACTTTGGAACTGAGATGCAGAAGGGATCACGTGCTCTACGATGTTTGGGAGCTGCAAGATTATATCCAAACCACTGAAGGGAACGTGATCCATTATGGCTTTATTGAAAAGTTCATAGAGGAGCTTGGAGAGAAGTATCACATAAAAGAAATTGCCTTTGACCGCTGGAATGCCACTCAAATGGTCCAGAACTTAGAGGGTATGGGATTTACAGTTGTGCCCTTTGGACAGGGCTATAAGGATATGTCCCCACCAAGTAAAGAACTTTATAAGCTTCTTATGGAAGGGAATATCAATCATGGTGGTCACCCCGTTCTTAAATGGATGGCTCAAAACGTAGTCATGCGCCAGGATCCTGCAGGGAACATCAAACCGGATAAAGAAAAATCAGTAGAAAAGATCGATGGTATTGTCGCTACAATTATGGCCCTTGATCGCTGCATTAGAAATAAAGACGATGATGGCAGTATTTATGATGAGCGAGGTATCATCAGTTTCTGATGTAGTCGCGTATGATTCTGAAAAATCAAATATCGGTTGCACTTTTTTATAGTATAATAAGCTATAAAGGAGGACTGCTAAATGAATTTCGAACCGAGAAATCTTGAAAAAATAGATGATGATATCAAATCTGCTGGACAGAGTTTTATAGGTGGATATATTGAAGATATGTTAAATAGAATCCCAGAATTAGACGATAGGCACAGCAAGAACAAGGTAATAGAAGAATATTTCGAAAATCAACAAGGCTTTTACGATAAGGATATTGGAGGAACACGTACCAGGGTAAATGCTGTTATTAGAATCATAAAAGCAAACCAAGTGAAATATGCTCTTGAAAAGATAGATGGAAGGGATACAAGAGTTGTTTCAGAAGCAGTAAAAAAAGCACAGTCTTTACTTGAACGAATAGAAAATGGTCAGTTTTTATTGCCCAAATTAGGCTGATTGGATTAATTGTTATATTTAGAGCATCTACAAAAGCGTAGGTGCTTTTTTCATGCTCAATTTCAGGAGGTGGGTCAATGAACATACCGATTATATCAAAGTTAATAAAGGCTCGTGATAAGCCTAAAGATTACTACTCCGGCTCAAATTACACTTATCTGTTTGGGGCAACGACAAGCGGAAAGACAGTCAATGAATTTACTGCCATGCAGACCACAGCGGTGTATTCCTGTGTTCGAATTCTTGCAGAAGCAGTAGCCTCCCTTCCGTTACATGTATACAGGTATAAGGAAAATGGAAAAGAGCGCGTGTATAACCACCACTTGTACCATATCCTTCACAACGAACCCAATACAGAAATGAGTTCCTTTGTCTTTCGAGAGACACTGATGAGCCATTTGCTTATTTGGGGAAATGCCTATGCACAGATTATCCGTGATGGTGCTGGTCGAGTGGTGGCTTTGTATCCACTTCTGCCAAACAAGATGACAGTTAGCAGAGATAAAAACGGAGAAATCTACTACATTTACACCACAACCTCTGATGAGAATCCCAACTTCAAGGACTATGGTTCAGTGGTGTTAAGAAAACAGGATGTTCTTCACATTCCAGGACTGGGTTTTGATGGTTTGGTTGGATACTCACCTATTGCTATGGCGAAGAATGCTGTTGGTATGACCATAGCCACTGAAGAATACGGAGCCAGCTTCTTTGCCAATGGAGCTAATCCCGGAGGTGTGCTTGAACATCCCGGTGTGCTTAAAGATCCCAAAAAGGTGAGAGATTCCTGGAATGAAGTGTACCGTGGAACAGCCAATGCCCATAAGATTGCCGTCCTTGAAGAAGGAATGAAATATCAGCAGATTGGTATTCCACCGGAAGAAGCACAGTTTCTTGAAACCAGAAAATTTCAGATCAATGAAATAGCAAGGCTCTATCGAATTCCGCCTCATATGGTGGGAGATCTTGAGAAATCTAGCTTCTCAAATATTGAGCAGCAATCCCTAGAGTTCGTAAAATACACCTTGGATCCTTGGGTCATAAGATGGGAACAAGCCATGCAGCGTTCACTCCTACTTCCAAAAGAGAAGCAGGAGTTTTTTATTAGACTTAATGTTGACGGACTTCTACGGGGTGATTACCAAAGTCGTATGAATGGTTATTCCGTGGCAAGGCAGAATGGATGGCTTTCAGCCAATGACATAAGAGAGATGGAGGATATGAACCCGATCCCAGATGAGGAAGGAGGAAACTTATATCTAATCAATGGCAACATGACAAAGCTGAAGGATGCTGGTCTATTTGGCGGCCAAGGCATGAGTGAGTCAGCAAATAAGAAGGGAAGTGAGGAAGGAAGATGAAGCGCAAATTTTGGAACTGGGTCAAGAATGAGGGTGAAAGAACCCTCTTTTTAAATGGAGAAATCTCAGATGAAACCTGGTATGGGGACGAAGTGACTCCAAGGCTATTCAAGGAGGAACTTGAGTCGGCTCAGGGAGATATCACCGTTTGGATTAATTCTCCGGGCGGAGATGTTTTTGCAGCTGCACAGATTTACAACATGCTGATGGACTATCAAGGCAATGTGACGGTGAAGATTGATGGTCTGGCTGCATCAGCTGCTTCTGTTATTGCAATGGCGGGAACGGAAGTACAGATGTCACCAGTGGCCATGATGATGATCCACAATCCCATGACGGTAGCCATCGGGGATTCAAAGGAAATGCAAAAGGCTAGTGAGATGCTGTCGGAGGTTAAGGAAAGCATCATGAATGCTTATGAAATCAAGACAGGTCTTACAAGAACAAAGATATCCCACTTGATGGATGCAGAGTCCTGGTTCAATGCAAGAAAAGCAGTGGAACTGGGATTTGCAGATACAGTTCTGTTTTCCGATGGGGAGGAGAAAGTGGAGGGTGAACCCCTAGAAGCTGTGATGTTTTCAAGAGCGGCAGTAGCCAATTCACTGCTAACCAAACTTATCCCACCCAAACCGGAGAACAGAACACCTATTGAGCAGTTGGAAAAAAGACTGAGCCTAATCGCTCACTAATTTGAGGAGGAAAATGATATGAACAAAATTCTTGAACTGAGAGAAAAGAGAGCAAAAGCCTGGGAAGATGCGAAAGCTTTCCTGGATAGCAAAAGAGGAACTGACGGTATGCTGTCTGCTGAAGACACTGCCACCTACGACAAAATGGAGGCGGAAGTAGTCAACCTGGGAAAAGAAATCGAAAGACTTGAGCGGAGAGCCTCCATCGATGAGGAGCTTGCCCGTCCAACGTCATCTCCTATTACCAATAAGCCAGGAAGTACTATGGGCGGAGAAGAGAAAAAGGGTAGAGCCTCCAATGAGTATCGACAAGCATTCTGGAAAGCCATGAGAAACAAGAACAGCTATGATGTGCAGAATGCTCTTCAGATTGGTACTGATTCAGAGGGTGGCTATTTGGTACCTGACGAGTTTGAAAGAACCTTGATTGAGTCCCTTCAGGAAGAGAACATTTTCAGAAGCATCGCCAAGGTCATCACCACTTCATCCGGGGATAGAAAGATTCCAGTGGTGGCATCTAAAGGAACTGCATCGTGGGTGGATGAGGAAGGTCCGATTCCTGAATCTGATGATGCATTCACTCAAGTGTCCATTGGCGCCTATAAGCTTGCAACCATGATCAAGGTATCTGAGGAGCTTCTTAATGACAGCGTCTTTAACCTTGAAGGCTACATTGCAAGGGAATTTGCAAGACGAATCGGTGCCAAGGAAGAAGAAGCCTTCTTTGTTGGTGATGGTTCTGGTAAACCTACAGGTATTTTCAATGCCACTGGCGGAGCGGAGCTTGGTGTGACTGCAGCTTCTGCTACAGCCATCACCGTTGATGAGATTATGGATCTCTTCTACAGCTTGAAGTCACCTTATCGAAAGAATGCCATCTTCGTCATGAACGATGCGACAGTGAAAGCCATTCGTAAACTGAAGGATGGTAATGGTCAGTATCTGTGGCAGCCTTCCATCTCTGCAGGTCAGCCTGACACCATCTTGAATCGACCTGTTAAGACTTCTGCCTATGTACCAACCATTGCAGCAGGAGCGAAGTCCATCGCCTTTGGTGATTTTGGATACTACTGGGTAGCCGACAGACAAGGTCGTTCCTTCCAGAGACTTAATGAGCTCTTTGCAGCCACCGGTCAGGTAGGATTTAAGGCAAGCCAGAGAGTGGATGGGAAACTGATTCTTGCTGAAGCCATCAAGGTTCTTCAGCAGAAAGCGTAGGTGGTGCTCTATGAGTAATGTTAAGAACTATACCGAGCAAGGTGGAGAAAAAACAGTTATTGGTGGCGAGCTTTTAGTCACCTCTGAAGGGAAGCTTACTTTTAATGGGGTGGAGGTTAAACCCTCTGCCCTTCAGACAGATAGCACCGCAGCTGATGTGCCGGCATTGGTGGCTGATTTTAATGCACTTCTTGCAAAGCTTAAAGCGGCAGGACTTATGGCATCAGAATAAGGAAGGGGGTAGTTGGTGATGTCAGCTTTACTTGAGAAAGTGAAAAAGAATCTGATACTTGATCATAATGAGGACGATGAACTCATCGCAAGCTACATCACCGCCGCCACCTCTTATGCAGAAGGGTATCAGAAAAAAGTATCGGGATTCTATGAGATAAATCCCATGGATCCGACCACAGAACAGGCTGTCATCATGCTATCATCCCACTTTTATGAAAGCCGGGATGGTAGCACTGGCGGCTTTTTTCAGGATAAGGTAGATGCCAGTGAGCAGGTGTGGCGTGTGGTGAACATGCTCCTTCGCATGAATAGGGATGTGGTCATATGAGTTTTGGAATGATGCAGACTTTTATTGAAATCTATCGCACCAACTCGGTGAAAGATGAAGAAGGCTTCGTGACAAAAGAAGAAGTCCTTTTACTAAAAACCAGAGCCTATAAAGAAAACAGGCATGGCAATGAAACCTGGAAAAACAGGGCAAGCTTTACAACTGCTACCGCCCTGTTTAGGTTTCGCAAGCCACCCACTATTGATATCAGCACGACTCATGTATTGGTGTGTAAGGGTGAAAAGTACAATATTTTGAGTGTGGAAGATATCAGAGAAAAAGGCATGTATGTTGAGGTGTTGGCGGAAAAAGTGACAGGGTCAAAGGGGTGATGAATATGGCAAAAGCAATCTTTAAGATGCCAGAGGATTTTATCAATAAGCTCTCAAAGCTAAATAGCAAGTTCGATGATATTGTACCGAGGGTCCTTCAAGAAGGTGCAGAGCCAGCCATCAAGAAGGCTAAAAGCAATCTAGCCCTTCGCATTGGTCAGGGAACAAAGAAACCATCCCAGTCAACGGGTGAGCTACTAGAATCTCTTGAATCCTCGAAGCCGGTGCAGAACTATAAAGGGGATTGGACGCTTCGTGTGGGTATTCCGACAACCAAAGATAGTAAAGGTGTATCCAATGCACTAAAGGCTGCGGTTATCGAGTATGGTAAGTCCGGTCAACCGCCAAAGCCATGGCTTAAGCCCTCAAAAAGAGCATCTAAAAAGGAATGTATGGAAGCGATGAAAAGTGCGCTGGATAAGGAGATTGAAAAACTATGAGTTTACTTGCAGATATAAACCACATACTAGCGCCCCTAAATATTCCTGTGGAGACCGGTGTGTTTTCAGATACACCACCAGAGGAATACTTGGTCATCACACCTATGTCAGATAGGCTTGATCTCTTTGCAGATAATCAAAGCTATATGATCGTGTCAGAAGCTAGATTGTCCCTTTTCACAAAGAAGAACTATAATAAGCGGAAAAAGGAACTGACAAAGGCTCTGCAAGAAGGTGGCATGACCATAACAGATAGGCAGTATGTGGGCTATGAGAACGATACAAAATTTCATCATTACGCCATTGACGTAATGAAAGAATATGAAACGGAGGAAGATTAAATGGCAACAATAGGATTGGATAGTTTATATTACGCCAAGATCACTGAAGATCAAAATGGCATCGAAACCTATGGAACTCCTAAAGCCCTGGCGAAAGCCATGACAGCAGAGCTTAGTGTGGAGCTAATTGAAGCAATCCTTTATGCGGATGACGGGGCATCTGAGGTCGTGAAGGAGTTTAAAAGTGGATCTCTTAGCTTGGGGATTGATGATATTGGGTCCTTGGTGGCACAGGATTTGACGGGTTGTAAAATAGACAGCAACAATGTAGTGGTATCAAGAAGTGAAGATGGCGGAAGTCCTGTGGCCATAGGGTTTCGTGCCAAGAAGGCCAACGGAAAATATCGTTATTTTTGGCTTTACAGGGTCATATTTAGCGTTCCTGCCACAAGCCTTGCTACAAAAGGTGACTCTATTACCTTTAGCAGTCCAACCATAGAAGGAATGGTGTTTAGGAGAAACAAACTGGATGGAGAAAACAAGCATCCTTGGAAAGCAGAAGTCACTGAAGGAGATAGTGGGGTGGCACCATCTACGATTTCCAGTTGGTTTACCTCGGTTTATGAACCGGACTTCGCCGTAGTTACGCCAACTATAGCCATCACAACACAGCCAGCTACCCTGACTGAAGTAACAGCTGGTAGTATCACAGGAAGTCTTTCTGTTGCGGCAAGCTCCAACACGTCAAATCCTGTGACGTATCAGTGGTATGAAAATACCGTTGACAGTTCTACAGGAGGTGCAATCATCAACGGGGAAACATCTGCAAGCTTTGATATACCAACAGACCTGCTGGCAGACACTTACTACTATTACTGTGTTTTAAGCTCTAGTGGTGCAGAGAGTGTAACAACCTCAGTAGCTACTGTTGTTGTATCGTAAGGGAGGAATTATCATGGCAGATGAAAAATTGAAGATAGAGGAAGCCGCTGAAGAAAGAAGTACCACCATCGATATTGGGGGGACTGAGTTTAAGATGGTACTCACCACCAAAGCTACAAAGGAAATTGCTAAACGGTATGGTGGGCTTGAAAACCTGGGTGAGAAACTGATGAAAAGTGAGAACTTTGAACTCGCACTGGATGAGATTGTCTGGCTCATTACGCTTCTTGCGAATCAGTCCATCCATATTCATAATATCAGAAACAAGGATGATAAAAGGGATCTGATTACAGAAGAAGAAGTGGAGCTTCTCACCACGCCTTTTGATCTAGCGAGTTACAAAAATGCCATTATGGCAAGCATGATGAAAGGCACCAAAAGGAATGTGGAGAGTGAATCCTCAAAAAACGAGGTAGTCGGGTAAGTGATGAAGAACTCTTTACCCGACTGATTTATTATGGAACTACTCATCTAAGTAGAAGAGAAAATGAAGTGTGGCTGATGCCCATCGGTTACTTGATGGACCTTTGGGAATGTCATAAGCAGTTTATTGGTATCTCAAAACCAAGAAAGGAATATACAATCGACGATATTATTCCAGAGTTCCTATAAAAGAATAAGTTTACGCTGACACCAAAAACAGGTGTCTTTTTTCATGCCCTGAAGGAGGAGGTGAGGAGATTGTCAGATTCATTTGGATTTAAGCTTGGGATTGAAGGGGAGCGCGAGTTTAAGAACGCTTTAAGGGATATTAACCAAAGCTTCAAGGTGTTAGGCTCTGAGATGAATCTAGTCACGTCCCAGTTTGACAAACAGGATAAATCGCTACAGGCGGTGACTGCGAGAAATGAAGTTCTAAATAAAGAAATTGATGAACAGAAAAATAAAATAAGCACCTTAGAAGCTGCATTGAATAACGCCGCTGAGTCCTTCGGGGAAAATGACAAGCGTACGAAAGCCTGGCAGATTCAGCTGAATAACGCGAATGCGGATCTTATCAAAATGGAGCGTGAACTTGAGAATTCTACAGCCAGTGCTGAAGATTTAGGTGAAGAGTTAATAAGGTCTGGAGAAGCCGCAGATGATGCAGGTGGAAGATTTGACAAGATGGGTGGAATCCTTAAAGGCATCGGTGTGGCAATGGGAACTGTGGCTGTGGCGGCAGGAGCTGCAGCAATTAAAATTGGAAAGGAAGTTGTTCAGCAGTTTGGTGAGCTGGAACAAAACCTCGGTGGCTCAGAGGCTGTATTTGGTAAGTATGCAGCTTCCATTCAAAAGACTGGAGAAGAAGCTTATAAGAACTTGGGTGTATCTCAAAGTGATTATCTTGCCACAGCCAATAAGATGGGTGCTTTATTTCAAGGATCCGGTGTTGAACAGCAAAAGAGTCTAGAGTTGACAGAAAAGGCTATGCAACGAGCCGCTGATATGGCATCCGTTATGGGTATCGACATGCAAACTGCGCTTGATTCTGTTGCTGGCGCTGCAAAGGGCAACTTTACCATGATGGATAATCTAGGCGTGGCTATGAATGCTACAAATATCGAAGCCTATGCTCTTGCAAAGGGACTTGATTTCACTTGGGCCACAGCTACTCAGGCAGAGAAAGCTGAGGTAGCCATGCAGATGTTTTTTGAAAACACAGAGCAGTACGCTGGAAACTTCGCCCGTGAATCAACAGAGACGGTTACAGGATCTATTGGACTTTTACAAGCAGCTCTCGGTTCATTTACAGCAGGATTAGGTAATGCCAATGCGGACATGACAAATCTGACAGAAAATCTCGTGGATGCCTTCCAATCAGTGGTTAAAAACATTGTGCCTATCATTGAGAACATTGTGACTGCACTGCCACCTGCTATGGATGCCATTTTAGTTGCACTTGCTGAACTGCTACCAGTGCTTCTAAGTACCGTAACTGACCTCTTTGGACAGGTCCTTGGGACATTACTCAGTTTGCTTCCAGAGCTGATTCCAGCAGCTGTGGATGCAGTGATGACCATAGTGGGAGCCCTAATCGATAATCTACCGCTGTTAATTGAAGCAGCAATTTTACTTGTAACTACATTAGTTGAGGGGATAGGTATAGCACTTCCAGAGCTGATTCCATCTGTCGTACAAGCTATCATTCTTATTGTAGATACGCTAATTTCCAACATGGACCAAATTCTAAATGCCGCATTTCAACTTGTCCAGGGACTGGCTACAGGAATACTAGATTCTCTGCCCACGCTGATTGAAGCCTTGCCACAAATCATTAATGGAATCATCACTTTCATCACAAATAACCTACCAAAGATTATCGAGATGGGTGTAAAGCTGACCGTTCAATTGGCTGCAGGACTCATTAAAGCAATACCTCAATTGGTAGCACAACTCCCACAAATCGTTACTGCAATTCTAAAAGGAATTGGCACCGCAGCAACTTCAATTGTTAGTATTGGGAAAGATATTGTAAGAGGTCTCTGGGATGGTATTTCCTCTATGGTTGGTTGGATTAAAGATAAGGTGGATGGCTTTGTTGATGGGCTTGTTGGTGGTGTTAAAGGTGTATTAGGTATTAATTCACCTTCATTGGTATTTGCTGGAATTGGTGAAAACATGGGGGAAGGTATCGGAGTAGGTTTTAATCATATTATGAACAAAGTATCAAAGGATATGAAGAAATCTGTTCCAACTGACTTTGATTTTGATACGAACTTAAACATGAGCGAAAACTTTCAAGTCTTTAGACAAGAGAAGAGTGTGAGGTCAATTGTTGAACATACCGGTGTCATTGAAGTTAGAGGAATAAATAATAAGAATGAGCTTACAGGTGTTGTGGAAATAATCATGGACCAATTTAGAAGGGAGGCTAGGATCTGATGATAAGACTTGAAACATCAAGTGGTGAAATTCTTTCAATGATCTTAAAGGAAGTCTCTCCAATAAAGTGTGCTTCCCATAAGCAGGTAAACAGACTCCTTGATGGAACATATCATGTTCAAATTATTGGTAGTCCTTTAAAAAGTATCGAAGGTAAAATTGTTACATCCCATAATCAAGCAGATAAACTTAATGCGTTAATAGACCAGGGTACTCCCCTGGTTTTAATCTTTTTAGATAAGAAGTATCTGGTCTATATCGATGAACCAATCCAGTGGAAAAGAATTAATTTTGCTCATGGTGATAAGGATAAAAGCTACTTTGAAGGCATGCTTCTTATGATTATTAAAGAGGAGGTGATGGCATGAGAAGTATCACCTCCCACTTGAATGAAAAGCTAAAAAGTCCTCAGCAAACACCAGCTAACAAGGCTGACCCAAAGATGAGTATAAGGGTAAGCAGGGCCAGGACCACCGTAATGGATTCAGACTACTGGACTGTTGAAACCATAAGGACTGCGGATAATTTAGGGGATATATCCTTGGCTGCAAGAAGAAGAGTTCCCTACGGGTCTCCGGACAGTATCTACGAAATCCACATAGAAGGTGGTATCGTTAAAACCTCAATCAGGAAATATCCTGATTACTTTAAGCTAGGCTGGGTTCAGCAGTTTGAACTTGGGGAAGGAAGCGCTGTGGCCATAGCTTTTAACGGAAACTGGCAGCTTCATAGGAGAAAGTGGAGACTTGCAACGGACGAGAAGCCCTTTATTTTCTGGGTGGATTCAGATGGAGTCTTATGGAGTCAGCTGTGGGATTTAAGTGAGACAAAAAGGCAGATCTCCTCTTCAGTTACGAAAGTCAAAGCCATAAGAGGCTGGAAGAATGTGAACTTTCCGGACAAGGACCAGGGGATCATCGTTTCCTATATTAAAACTGATGGGAAGGTATATTATTCAAGCTACTGTCAGACTGTGGACTTTACTAATGTCTGGGAGCCTGAAAGACAACTTGTGGAATTCACTGCAACTGCCATATCTTTAAATATGTTTATCACCAATGACTTTAGAATGGGTTTTACCATTGAAGATTCTTCAGGAAACATACACTGGATGGTCACAGAGAGAAACTGGGCTGGTATGGCCATAGCAACAGAAACCATAAAGCCATATTTGGAGAAGTCAAAGACAGAACTGATAAAGATTACCTATCATGATGTGTTTGAGCCTGCAGAAACCATTAGGGTCTACTCTCCTTATTCATCGGGTTTAGAGCACATTTTTCATGATGCTTATAATAAATTTTTATGGATCGAGAACCTTGATGATGGAAACGGTGACTGGGGTAGAACCATACAGTTTGAAACTCTTTACCCCATGTATGAGCTTCAAGTGGTGAACCTATTTCTGGAGGATATGTACTTTGGAATGGTGATTCCGGTTGGGAATGTGACTCATATTGGAGGAAACAAGTATCAAGCTTCAGTATCTGAGGAGACTCTGGTTGGTATGAACAATGCTCAAGGGAGTGTCAGACTTACCATTAAGAACCTTAAAACACAGCTTGGTCTTATGATGGATGACTTCGTTATAGAGTTCACACCAGTTAATCTGGTGCCAATAGAGATACCGCTACCTGTGGTGGAGGAGGTGTGGAATGAGTAAGAGTGAAGGAAAGAAGATTGCCATTAGATTTAGTGACAGGGTGATGGGAAACCTTGAGATACTGCCTAAACTACCCTTTATCGTTGGGAGGTTCGTAAACCTATTTGGGTTCTACGGGGCAAGTAGTACTTATTCATCCTACTATCCTTCCAATGCCTTTGATGGATCTACTTCCTCCATGTGGTACACAAGGACGACCGGTGAGCAATGGATTCAGGTAAGTACAGTAAGACCCATAAGACTTGGAGGCTTCAGGTGGTATTTGGGAAGCAGCTATAGACCAAAGGACTTTAAAGTACAAGGAAGTGACGATGGAGTCAACTGGACGGACCTATTTATTGGAACGAGTGAGGATACTGCAGGATGGAAGGAGTACTACTGGCAGTATGCTGATGCTTATCTTTACCACAGATGGACTATAACCACAAGATATTCAAGCTACCTTTACCTCTATGAGATAGAGGTATTCGTTCATGATGAAAAGGCTATTAAGGTAACTGGACTTCAAAGAGACTTTGTTGGTGGAGAACTTAAGGAAGTAGACTATGCCATTAAGAAAATCGAGCACCACCCCACCGAGGGAAATACCCTTCTAATTACCTTGCATGACAACTACCAGGAAGCCTTTGATGAAGTAGAAAGTGCTATAACGATTCAGTACAAAGGTCAACTGGGAAACCTCATCGGGTATGGTGGGGCTTTAGAGGACTTTACTGTAGGATTTTATCCTACAGAGCTTATCTCCTCACCTAATCCTGGAATTGAAGAAAGGTTAACGGTTGGAGCAAATACCACAACATTTCTTATACCAATAACCTATCACAACATATATGACCTTTCTGAAAGAATAAGGGTAGTGGGACTTACTATATCAACCCAGCTGATCTATTCAAGTATTGAAAATCCATAGGAGGAATGAGCATGAAGGCAGAGATAAAACCAAGGTTTCACAATAGATTTGACATCGTAGTAACCAATGTTGATACGGGTGAAGTGGAATTAAAAGGCCAAGCTGAAAATATGGTCCTTGATAGGATCTATACCAGGCTTGTGGCTTTTAGTAGTTACTTTGACCAGATTGTGTTTGGAACTGGTAGTGGAACCATGGATCCAACCAGAACAACACTTTTTAACCGAGTGGGCAATAAACCTTGCTCCACCGTAGAACTGATCAGGGCATTTCCTGTATCTAAATGGACCAAATCCATAAGACTTGAAGCGACTGAGTTTAACGGAAATATTCTCACAGAAGTTGGTATCAGTGAAACTACAACTAGTATAAACACCCACGCAATGATAACAGATGCCGAAGGAAATCAACTCACCATAGAAAAGACTCCAGTTAGGATCATAGATATCTATGCCACGGTCTTTGTTGAGTTTGATGAATTTACAGATGGTGGTGAATGGTATACAACTCTAAGAGACTATCTAGCTGGTGCAGGAAGCGTACCCTCTAACACCTTGGCCATATCAACCAGTAAATATCTATGCCAGCCCAATGTTGGCATGAGTGCGACAGCTACCACAGATGCTGTAGCTAGAACCAGAAAGCTCAATTGTCAGTTCAGCAATTATGCTGTTCTTGGAATAGAGGCTACAGGCAGCAGATACTTTGGCAAAACATTCAAGGATAGAAAACTGGACATCCCAGTAGATAGGCTGATATGGACAGGTGTTGGCTCTTTGCCTGTGACCTACGATGGAGAGATGTATTATGAGTATGTGGTTTCAGCTGAAGAAGCCGCAGCCAACAAGCTGTTTCTAAACTTTAAGACCACTGATATTGAAGAAGTCAAGGTAAATGGCAATGTGATCACAGACCACTCCTTCACCGAGTTTGGAGAATTTAACTATACAAACGAGGAATTTAGTTTTCTTGATGTACTTGTTATTCCAACATCTTATGCAAAATGGACTGAAGTTATCAATAATCATTACTTCCACACCGGGACAATTAGTAGTACGAGACAATGCGGGATGGTTGAGCTTTATTCAGAGGAAGGATTCAATTTTGTAATCAGCTTTAGGACAAGGCAAGGTTATGCCAGAAGCTACTATGATTTTGCCACAAAGGATAAATCTGAAGATGCATGGGTCAATTACGTTACCGGATTGGGATATAGTTCCAATGAAACTACCTATAGATATATCCATATCAACACCACTCAGAAGTATTTGAGAATTAATTGTTATATTACAGAGGGCTATGGGAGTATGGAGTTCTTCGATTGGCAAAGCTACCTACTTCCTATTATGAAGTTCAATACAACAGTTCTTCAAGAAGGAGATATCGTGCTCATCAAAAGGCACCACATCAACGAGATACCTAAGGGTACCAATTATCTTCTAAACGCAGAGGCTGTGCTTGCACTTGGGGAGGGGATCTAGATGAAGAAAGGTAATATAAAATGCGAATGTGGTCAGGAGTTTTACTATGAGACCATTAGGAATTATGTACTCTGCATTAAGTGCGGTAAAAGACATGATATTAAGTTAGATGTCATGGATGAAAAGGATGAAGTAGGTGATTAGATGGAGCTTGTTTTTTCAACAACAGGAATTATAGGTCAGGGAAAATACCCTGACTTTCTTCAGTTTCCAAAGACAGAAGGACAGCTTTTTTATCTGATAGGTGAAGAATTATATGGAAAGCCTTCTGAGAAATTAAACGGAGAGTACAGTTCCCCTACCTGGCTCTCTCCTATAAAGATCAGTCCTGATGTTACAATCAAGCAGCTAGAGCTTCAAATTCTTCAGGGATTTGGTGTTGTGGGAAGCTATAGAACCTCTGATACCCATAAGCTATTAATCTATGAGTTTACTTTTGAAATGGAGCGATACCTTAACAGCGGTTCCATTAAGCATTCCATGGATACCCCTATTGCTTCTTTTACTTTAAGTCTTGATAATCCTATGAATGAAAATCCTGAGTATGAAGGTAATGTGGCCATATCAGAAGAATCAAGCCTTCTTTCTCCAGGAAGCAAGGTTGAGTTTGAACTAGTTATGGGAGATAGTGAACCTTTCCCAATGGGAGTATTCTATGTGGATCGAAGCAATTTTTCTCTTCTATCTGAAGCTGTAAGTGTTGATGGGAGAAATATTGTCGGAAAGGCTCTAAATGATCAGAGCTTTGATGAGGATAATGTTTATCCATACAAAGTGATACATGAAATTTTAAAAGAAATACTCTACAAAGCAAATGTCAGTTCAGATGAGATTCTTGTTGAAAATACAGGTATTTCTGCTGGCTATCAATTCGATGTGAGCATGAGTTATCTTGAAGGCATCATGGAAATATTGAAAGCCCTAGATGGTTGGCAGATCAAAGAGTTGGTTGATGGAACAGTTGTTATTGGCTCACCTAATTATGCAGGGTTTATAAGAAATAGTAGGTATACTTTTTACAAAGATAAAGACATATTCACTAGAAGTATCGTAAGGGATGACCAGGGAGCGTATAGAAGAGTTTGTGTTCACAACCAGGATTTCAGTATTAAAATCTACAGAGATGTAGCGACTTATAGTGGCTGGAACCTACAAGCGAATAAGACGCTCTATGTTAACATCCCGGAGGGTACTTCTTTAGCTGATGCTGAAAATTATGCAAACCAGATTGCCAATAGTCTTCAGTATGTCGGTAAGATTGAGAGTTTTACAGGGCCTTTTAGACCTCAGCTGATTTTAGGAGATGAAGCAGTAATCGTTAGTGATAAAGGTACTTCAAACCTTGGGCTAATTACTGAAATAACTCACAGGTTCGGCAAGGATGGATTCTACACAGATTTTACAGTAGACAGTGGCGGAAGGCTTGGAAAAGGAAGACTCAGTGACTACATTGGAAGGATAACAAAAGATAAATCTAGTAGCAGCAGGATCTACGAATAAAAATGGGCGCCTTTTTAATAGGGCGTTTTTTTAATACACAAAATTATGAAAGCGAGGAGAAGAACATGAGAGATATTTGGACCTTTCTTCAGATGGCTTTTGCAGCCATTGGTGGTTGGCTTGGTTGGTTTCTTGGAGGATACGATGGATTTTTATATGCCCTGATTGCCTTTGTGGTCATTGACTATCTACTGGGAGTGATGTGCGCCATTTTGGAGAAACATCTGTCCAGCGATGTAGGTGCTCAGGGCATCTTCAAGAAAGTGGTGATTTTTTCATTGGTAGGGGTGGCCCATATCATTGATCAGAACATCATCGGAGATGGCAGTGCCATAAGAACCGCAGTGATTTTCTTTTATCTATCCAATGAAGGAATCAGCATCATTGAAAACTCAACAAGACTTGGACTGCCTATCCCGGAAAAGCTAAGAGACATCTTGGAGCAGTTAAAAGACGGAGGGGATAAGGATGGCACTAAGTAACTTAAAAACAAAGTACATGACCAGAAATGATTGTTATACAGCCGGAAGAAAGATTAAACCTAAAGGCATTATGGTTCATTCCACTGCAACACCTGGTGTGATGGCTGCTGATTGGTTCAGCAGATGGAACAAATCTTATAAGGCTGGAGAAATCAACCGTCAAGTCTGTGTCCATGCCTTTCTAGACGATAAAGAAATCTGGCAGTACCTGCCTTGGAACCATCGAGGTTGGCATGCAGGAGGAGATGCGAATAATACACACATCAGTTTTGAGATCTGTGAGCCAGGTGGGTTTTCTTATTCTGGTGGCTCTAACATGGTGGGCTATGACGTGAAGAAAAATGAAATCTACTTTAGAAAAGCCTGGCAAAATGCAGTGAACCTGTGTGTGTTTCTCTGCAAAGAGTACGGTCTGAATGAAAAAGATATCCTTAGTCATGCGGAAGGAAACAAAAAGGGGATCGCATCAAATCACTCCGATGTTGGACATTGGTTTCCAAAGCATGGAGAGAACATGGATACCTTTAGGGCAGCGGTGAAGAAGGCTCTGTCAAAAACGGATGAAAAGGTCCAAAGCTTTCAGATTGGTGATGTGGTTTCTATTAAGCCGTCAGCTTCTAAGTATTATCCCGGTGGACCTACAATCCCAGGATGGGTCAAAGAGCTTTACCATAAGGTAACGCAGACGGACTTCAATAATAGGCCAGTAATTCATGCAGGAAAGGTATGCGTTCTTCTTGGTAAGCGGGTGGATAAGAAAACAAAGCAGGAATCAGCCGGGATTATGACATGGGTAAATGAAGATGAGCTGATTCTTGTGGATCGTATTAGGGATGACATCGAGGAAGATATCCAGCCTAAGAAATACTATAGAGTACAGGTTGGGGCTTTCATTAATCGTGAGAATGCAGAAAACCTCATGAAAGAACTAACGAAAGCCGGATTCAAGGGATACGTGAAATACGAATAAAAATAAGGCTAATCAAACAAAATTTAATGTTTGGTTGGCCTTTATTTTTTGCTGGTTAGCTGTTTGCTAAGACTAATTATAAATGGGGTGGAAACCCTTGTAATGCTTGACTTATAGGGGCTTTAGAGTGATATATAGACTACCCCAAATAGAAAGGAGGATGCAGCATGCGAGTTAGGGTAATTAAACCGATTGCAGCAAAAAAGAAGAAATTAAAAGTGTGTGCATACGCTCGAGTTTCAACAGATAGCTTGAAGCAGGAAGACTCTTTAGAAAATCAGACATCGACCTATGAGCGTATCATTACATCAAATCCTGCTTACGAATATGTAGGCATTTATGCAGATCAAGGCATCTCCGGTTACTCAGAAAATAGACCAGCATTTAAATCTATGATTGAGAAAGCCAGGGCAGGAGAGATTGATCTCATCATTACAAAGTCGGTTTCAAGATTTGCACGAAATACCGTCACCGTTCTAAAAGTTGCAAGAGAACTTAAGGAACTGGGTGTCGGTATTTTTTTTGAAGAACAAAATATCAATACGTTATCAGGGGACGGTGAGATGATGCTTACTGTCCTCGCTTCTTTTGCCCAGGAAGAGTCCAGAAGCATGAGTGAAAACAACAAGTGGACCATGAAGAAGAAATTTGAACGGGGCGAGATCATGGTCAACACTAAGCGCTTTATGGGCTATGACAAAAACGAGTATGGTGAGCTTATCATCAACCCTGAGGAAGCAAAGATTGTACAGAGAATTTTTGATATGTACCTTCAGGGAATCGGATCTTTCAAAATAGCTGCAAAACTAAATGAGGAAGGGATCCAGACTATAACCGGAAAGAAGTGGCAGGATACCACAATCAGAGGGATGTTAAAGAATGAGAAGTACAAAGGTGATTGTCTTCTTCAGAAATACTACACTCCTGAAAACATGAGAGGAAGAACCGTCAGGAACAACGGCGAGGTTCAAGCCTACTACATTGAAGATAACCACCCAGCCATTATAAGCATTGAGGACTGGGAGAAGGTTCAGGAACTCATGGAAAAGCGAAAGAAGAAACGAAAAATCGGGGCAGGAGGAGTAGAGAAGTACAAGAACAGATACCCCTTATCGGAGATGCTTATTTGCCCACACTGCGGAAAAACACTAAGACGGAAGCAGGTTTACAACAAACGCATTGAGTGGTGGTGTTCCACCTACATTACTAAAGGAAAATCCACCTGCAAAGGGATAAAGATAGCAGATGAAATCGTATCAAAGAAAAACATTACAGAGCAAACAGTGATAGAGGAGGTTATGATCAATGGCGAGAAGCATTACAGTTATACCAGCAAGGCAGACTACGACAGGGGAATCAGAAACGAACCAGATGCCCCAGCTACAGAGAATGGCGGCGTACTGCCGCGTGTCAACAGACAACGAAGAACAGCTATTAAGCTATGAAAACCAAGTAAGGTATTACACGGAATACATCAACAATAGCCCACTTTATACTATGGCTGGCATTTATGCCGATGAGGGGATTTCAGCCACTAATACAAAGAAGCGTGAGAACTTCAATAGGATGATAAAGGATTGCAGAGATGGAAAAATCGACATGATCATTACCAAGTCCATCAGCCGCTTTGCAAGGAACACGCTGGACTGCTTGAACTTTGTCAGAGAGCTGAAAGAACTGGGTGTGGGGGTTATATTCGAGAAGGAGGCAATCAACACACTCGATGCCAAAGGAGAGGTGCTACTCACCATTCTCTCATCCCTTGCCCAAGATGAAAGCAGATCCATCAGCGAGAACTCTACCTGGGGAATTAGAAGACGCTTTGAAAACGGACAGTTCAAGATGAGTACAAAACGCTTTCTGGGTTACGACACCGATGAGAATGGTAATCTGATCATCAATCGAGAACAGGCTAAAATTGTAGAGCGGATCTACGATGAGTACCTTTCAGGGAAGACCGTAGACCACATCAAGCGAATTCTTGAAAGAGAAGAAGTGAAGAACTGGAATGGTACAACCAAGTGGCATGCAAAGACGATTCAAAGCATGCTTCAGAATGAAAAGTACAAGGGTGATGCCATTTTGCAAAAGAGCTACACCGTTGATTTCCTGACTAAAAAGCGAGCAAAGAATGAAGGCCACATCCAGCAGTACTACATCGAAGAAAATCACGAGGCGATTATTGACCCCTTGATTTGGGAAGCCGTTCAGCTGGAATACGATAGAAGAAGCAACTACATCGAAGAACATGGGACCAACTCATACTCACACAATCCAGAAAGAAACTTCTTTGCGGGGAAGGTAGTTTGCGGCATCTGCAATCAGGCTTTTACGAGAAAAGGCTGGAAGTCGAAGAACAGCTATAGAAAGGTATGGCAATGCCAAGAACGCTATAAGGTCAAAGGGGTACAGGGCTGCACCAACAGGCACATCGATGAAGCTATTTTGATAGATACATTTATCCTTTCCTGGAATGCACTCCTTGATAACAGAGAAGAGCTTAAAAAGAAATGGGGAACTACCGCAGAGTTTGGAAACCCGCTAGAACAGTACAGAGCTGTCCAGTTTGCTGATATCACAGAAGATGCAAAACACATAAAAGAAATTGATACGGACTTCATCTTAAGAACCTTGGACCACATCAAAGTCTTTGAAACAGGGAGAATCATCATCCGCTTTATGGACGGAACGGAGATGGAGTGCAATGGGGAATAATAAAGGATTAGCGGCTGACTTGGATCAATGATCTGAGTCAGATTTTTTTAGTAAAAAAATAAAAAAACTATTGACAGGTTTTAAAAAGTGGTGTATATAATAATTAGAGTTAGCACTCAACGACAGAGAGTGCTAATAATGAGAATAAAAATAAGTAAAGGAGTGATTATTATGGCAGGATTAATTCCATTCAACAGAAAGCGAAATGATGTAATGAATACTGGTTTTGAAGATTTTTCCAACATGATTGATGA